TGTCATGTTGTCTGTCCTCCTGTTTTTTGTATGACCTCCGCTTACTGGGCTGAGATCATGCCTGCCCCCCGACTAACATTGCCGAGGGGCAGGGTATGATATCAGTTCTTAAATTTTAATCAGCCGATGCAACTGCTCCCGCTAGTCGTGCATCGCTCGAGTGATTAGCCCGAGGCCGTTCTGTTTATCCAAGAATCAAAGTGCCCTCCGAAAGTTTCCCGCATCCCTGCGGGTCACTGCCAGCTGTACTCGTTGCAAATTTTAGACCTCGAAACTTTTCTGGTCACCCGATCATAAAAGATCGTCGGTACCATGTTATCGTCTCGGGATTGCGGGGAGTCTCCGATATGTGGGGAGAATTTCCCTCGAGGAACGCACTCTGAAGCGTCGAACGACTTAGTATCGCCTGTAGAAGTTGTGGTGAGAACTGTCACCACTTTGCACCATTATGATTATCCTGTCAACTGCTTTGTAGATTGTTTATCTGCTTTATGACACAAGACAGGGGAAGGCAGGGATCGTCATCACACAGCCCAAAATATCGCACGAGGATGCCCGAGGAATCGATTTGAGGGTCGGGGTAGTATGGGGACAGCGGGTAGCTTTCACTCGAGGGCAGGTCTCATGCACGAATCTTGCGAACCATTTATTTTTATAAGCAGAAAGGTTCGCTTGGTTTCGATTGGGTATCTCTTGCGAGTGATAGACGGATGGATTCCAGAGGGGAGGGAGTTGTCATAGGGAGAGAGCTTACTCATCGATGGGTTTATCTCGTGAGCAGTAAGCCTCCCCGCAAGGGGAGAGGCTTGTGAGTTGTCACCGATTGGGAAATTCGCTCACAGGAAAATTCTTTTCATGCTCGGGTTTGACCAGCCCTCACGCTCGAAGGATCGAGTATTTTCGCCGTATTTATTATGAGCTGGAGGAGTTCACGAGTGCCAGCTCTCGAGATATTCGCAACCCACACGGCTCTGTTCGATCTTTCATCCGCTGGGAGGACAACTGCTTAACAGCTGAAAGTGGTCGACAGATTAAAGATTGCAATTAAAAACTGATCCGTGCCGAAAGAATTAATGAGGAGGAAGCGGGCGAAGAAAGTTGAGCCAGCAAAAGACCTGAGCGTCGAGATGGTGAACGGCTCACCAGTTGTCACGATGCCAGAAAAGATTCCCGATCCTGTTCCTGTTCCTGTTCCAGTCGTGCAAAAAAGAGGACGAGGAAAACCTAGGACAACATTTGAAAACTTCAGTCAGACGAAAATCAAAGAGCTGTATCGACTCGCTCGTCTCGGGATGAGTCTGAAAACTATGGCAGGTGCTGTGGGCATTGGGATCGGGAAGCTGATCGAGATGAAGGAGCAGAGCAGGGAATTTGCCGAGAGACTAGATGCAGAGCGAGAGAACTTCATCGCCGACAACCTCACAAAGCTCAGGAATCACGCTCAATCATCGCCTCAGTCAGCCCAATGGCTACTCGAGAGAGTAAGACCAGAGGAGTTCAGCCAGAAGACAGAGCTAAGAGTCTCAGGTGGAACGACTAACACTCTCTCGTTGGATGTATCATCTGCCATCTGTCAGAGATTGAGTGAGGCACGATTGCAGAGCATAGATGTTATTCCGTTAACAGAACCACCACCACAGCTTATGGAAGTACCTACCACTGAACAACAATGTTCATCATAAAAGATTAGAGCATCAAATCTTTCTTCTTCTTTTTTTGAAAATCAACAACTTACATCAGCTCCTCAGGATTCTCCAGATACCCCGTACCACCACCCCACCCCCCATGCGTCACACTAAATATATAGAGACGAGCAACCCACCACCCACCTGCATTATCGGCTACAGGGGGGTACATGAATAACACACCCCCACCCCTCGAAATGGCGAAGAATTTTGCCCAAGGAATGGTCGAGTGGGCAGGGGATGGATTCAAGATGCAGCCCGAGGCCGAGACCGCTCGAAGGCTAAAGATCTGTGAAGAGTGCAAAGATCATAAGGATGGACGCTGCATGCTTTGCGGATGCTTCCTGAAGGTCAAGGCAGCCCTGTCTACTGGGAAATGCCCAGTTGGAAAGTGGCACCCCGAGGAGCCTGCTTAACCCCATGCCTTGGAATTACACCGAACACAAAGCCCGCCTTCACTCCGATGAAGCCTACAAATTACAGTTCTACGCCAAGTGCCGAGAATGGCTTAAACGCAGGGTTCGCAACGATCCAGACTACGCACTCATCCACCGAGTCAAACGGCGCATACAAGCCCGCAAGCGACGAAAGAAGGCCAAGCTGGAGGCGAAGCGGTTAGCCAAGGAGAAGTCCAATGTCCCAAATGAATGAACTGCAGAAGCTGAAGTTCCTGTCCACACTGGCTGGGTTCTCCAGCCACTACCTTGGGATGGACAGCCTTTACCCTTGGCAGATCCAGTGCATGGATGCTCTTGATGCTGGTGGCAGAGTGGCTGTCAGGGCACCCAACGGATCGGGCAAGTCCAGCTTCTTAGTGGTACCAGCCATCATATGGCACTGTGCTGTATTCCCTAACAGCTATGTGATCGTGACTTCTAACGTAGGCAGACAGATTAAGTCAGGCTTGTTTGCCACTGTACACAAGTACGCCTCCAAGCTGAAGGGCTGGACGGTTAACTCCAACGAGCTGATCAGCCCGATTAACGGGAGGGCGGTGGCCTTTACCACCGACGAACCCCAGCGGATGGAGGGGTGGCATCCAGAGGGCAGCACCACGGGTGGCAAGGGCAACCTGATGCTGATCTATGACGAGGCCAAGTCCATACCTGCAGAGATCTGGCATGCAGGTGAACGCACCCAACCCAACCGTTGGTTAGCTATTAGCAGCACAGGTTCAGCAAACAGCTTCTTTGCCAAGTGCTTTAGGGAACATGCTAAGTTCTGGAAGACCTTCACTATTCCTATCGGCCAGTGCCCACATATTACGGACGAGTCGATTAGAAGACTTAAGGAGCTGTATGGGGATGACCACCCGCTGGTCAGGAGCATGATCCATAACGAGTTTGTGGATGAGGCTGATAACGAGACCGTGATCTCGGAAACCAAGATCCATGACTGCAGGGCTACACCCCCAACCCACTTTCCTATGGATAGGGTGGCTTTTATCGACTGGGGTGGGGCAGGGGTTGACGAGACTGCCGTGGCCATCATGGACGGGAACAAGCTGTTGCCTCTAATCATCATTAAGGATCGGGACGAGATGCGTACCGTCGGACGGGTGATAAGGGAGCTGCGGGCGTTTCAGGTTAACCCCAAGCTGGTCTGGGCTGACAACGGGGGTATCGGGTCGCCCATGATTAGGCGCATGGACGAGCAGGGGTACAGCGTCAACCGTGTGAACTTTGGTACGGCTGGTTTGGCTGGGTACGCCAACAAGGCTTCCGAGATGTTGTTTACGGCAGGCAAGCTGATTGAGGACAGGGGAGTGATCCTGCCCAAGGACGACATCATGGACGGACAGCTGTGTACCCGCAGGTTCTTCTGCACATCCAATGGCAGTATCAAGCTGGAGTCCAAGGCTGAATATAAGCAAAGGACAGGTGGAAGCAGTCCAGATCGTGCGGATGCAGCTGCTGGAGCCATCTGGGCTTATGTCAAGACCAGACCGAGCTTGACCTCAAATGATGCTGGTGGTAGTCATTTGCAGACAGATGTATTCGGCAATACCATCCAAACTAACTTTGAAGATGCCAGAAGTGGCTTCGACGCTGGGGACTAAATGACCACGCAAGAGCTGTACGATGCTTTTTGCGATGACCTTAAAAAGCGAACCACTTGGGAGGATCGGCAGAAGGTTTGGTACACCATGTGCAATGGTGGACTTCGTCGTAAGCGTAAACCTTGGCCGAATGCAGCCGACCTTCACTATCCTTTAGCGAACTCGATCATCAATAAGTTCGTACCGTTTTACATAAACCAGATTTACTCAGCTGAGAATCTGGCCAGCTTTACCCCACGCAAACCTCAGATGCAGTCTCTGCGCTACGCAGCGGAGAGCTGGTTTAACTACATGCTGCGTGAGCGTTCCAATTTTGAAACCGAGATGATGGTCTATGTGTCGGCCATGCTTCGTTGCGGGATCTCGTTTATGAAGACATCTTGGGATGAAGCCAACAGGTCGGTCAAGTTTGATGCAGTTAACCCGATGTATCTTGTGTTCCCGTACTACACCAAGGACATGGAGAGCTGTGATCGGATCTGCCACATCATGGAAATTTCTGAAGGCCAGTATCGTCGCAATGAGGCGTACAAGCAGGACGATGATTTTATTAAGCGGATCAAAGGCGAGGGGAACTCGGCTGGTGCTGGGGTTCGCTCGTATGATCAGCACAAGCTAGGCAAGCAGGGTCTGACCGAGGGCAGCATGCGGGATAACATCATTATCTGGGAGTGCTACTATCGGGATGACAAGGGGAAGATCATCGTGGAGACCTTCAGCCCGCAGGCTCCTGACGAACCTATTCGCCCTAAGTTTGAGCTTCCCTATGCCCACGGGCAGATGCCGTTTGTGCCGTGCATGCTGGAGTTTACTCCAGACAAAGGTTTTTATTCCAGCCGTGGAGTTTGTGAAACGGTTGCAGCTTTTGAAGCTGCGTTGACCAAGACCATGAACGCCAAGGCTGATGCGATGAGCCTCTACAACTCACCGATGTTTTCCTCTGATCAAGACATACCCAATGTGAACAATATCAAATTCGGCACAGGGGTTCTCTTGCCCACGGGAGTTAA